TTCCTAAACCTGACGTGTTTATTATTGATGAGGGATTTGGTACACTAGATGAGAATAATATTGCTGCATGCAATAGGCTCTTAGACTCTATGAGAAAGTGGTTTAAAAATATAATAATAATTTCTCATGTTGATGGAGTCAAAGACGTTGTTGACAATATTTTAGACATATCTTCATGTGGAAAAGATGCAAAGCTCACGTACAACTAAAATATCTAAAGATGAAATTAGAATAGATCACAAGTTAGGATTTACAATTATTAAACCTTCTAATCGACTTGTTACAATTCCTTTATTCTGTGATGTGTGTTCACTTGCAATGAGCGGCGAATTAGATACAGCTTATTATGAAAAGTATTCATGCTGCTCATCTTGCGGCATGAAGTGGGCTGATATAAATCAGTCAAAATGGCAATCAGGGTGGAGGCCCAAAAGAGAAGAAATAAAGAAAGAGATAGATAGAAGACAATCTCTTCCTGTTTCTTTCTCACTTTAGAAAATATATAGAGTAAGAGGTATTTTTTTATTATGCTAAATTTTCATGAAGTCAATATTCTAGGCAATATTTGTGACACATCTGTCGGAAGATCATCGACTGTAAATTCTCCAACAATGTCCATAAAGACGTCTCTTCAAAATGATAAATTCTCTGTTACATACATGACTATTGTAAATCTAGGGTCTGTATATGAGACGAGAAAACTTGCAGAAAGATATGCAGAAGAGTCAATTAAGTTAATCAATGACTATATGAAGAATGTCAAAAAGCAATTTAAAGGAGAGGCGGGAAGAGCACTAAAGGTAAAAGAGCTAAATACTAGAGATGTTGTAGACGTAATTACAGCATCAGCCTTTTCACCAAGAAGAAATGCGTACTATAAGAGAATAACGACGTTTAGTGTGGAATAATGGCGTCAGTTAATAAATCACGCCAGGTAAAAGAGATAATTAAGTGCGGAAAAGATCCTGTTTACTTTTTTAACAAATATACCAGAATCCAGCACCCCGTAAGAGGTCTAATTCCCTTTGACACTTACCCGTTTCAGGATGAGTGTGTTGATGACTTTATAGACAATAGGTTTTCAATAATTGTTAAATCTAGACAGTTAGGTCTGTCTACGCTTACTGCTGCATATGCCACGTGGTTGGCAATATTTCAAAAAGATAAGAACATTCTTATTATCGCTACTAAGCTAAGCGTCGCTCAGAACTTTATTAAAAAAGTTAAGACAATATTAAGAAATCTTCCGCAGTGGCTTATTCTCCCACAGATAGTGACTAACAATAAACAGCTCTTAGAGTTCAGTCACGGATCTTCAATTAAAGCAATTCCAACATCTGAAGATGCAGGTAGGTCAGAAGCGCTATCATTACTAATTGTTGATGAGGCAGCATTTGTTAGAAATTTTGATGAACTCTGGATGGGACTGTACCCTACAATTTCAACAGGAGGTCGAGTAATTATACTGTCCACACCAAATGGTGTAGGTGGGCAATATCACGAATTATTCACTAATGCTGAAGCAGGATTAAATGAATTTAAAGCAATAAGACTTCCATGGGATGTGCATCCTGAAAGAGATCAGGAATGGTTTGACAAAGAAACCAGAAACTTCTCCGCTAGAAAGGTTGCCCAAGAGTATCTTTGTGATTTTGCATCTTCTGGTGATACATTTCTTACAGACGAAGATCTAAAATACCTTCATGCACAAATAAGAAGTCCGATAGACAGGGGTGGACGAGACATGAGTGTCTGGATCTGGAAGTACCCGCTGTCAGATCACAGATATGTCCTTTCTGCAGATGTTGCCAGGGGAGACTCTAAGGACTATTCTGCATTTCATATCATAGATGTAGACGAAGGAGAGGTTGTTGCAGAGTATAAGGGGAAAATACCTCCTGATGATTTTGCAGTTCTTATAAGTGAGTTTGGTCTAAAGTACAACAAGGCACTAGTTTGTCCAGAAAATAACAGCTATGGATTTGCAACGATTATAAAACTAAAGGATCTAAACTATCCAACACTCTACTATAGAAGAAGAAAGGCAGTTCTAATAGGTGACTATATTCCCCCAGGAGACACATCTATAGCAGGATTTACAACAAGTGGAAAAACCCGCGGAATGATCTTAACAAAGCTTGAAGAGGTTATTAGAAATAAGGAGGTCAGAATTTATTCTTCTAGATTTTATGAAGAGATGAAGACATTCATATGGAAAGGAAACAAAGCTCAGGCAATGAGAGGAAATTACAATGATGATCTTGTGATAAGCCTTGCAATTGGCTTGTGGCTTTATGATTCTGCATCTGATCACAGTAGAAACTCTGCAGCCCTCAATAAAGCAATGCTAGATGGGATGTCTGTAAAGAAGAATACTTTTGACATGCCTAGAGATCTGCCTGGAGCAATAACAGACGGAAGACCCTACAACCCAATAAGAACTGACGACGATAAAAAAGGTTCAAGAAGATGGGAGTCTAAGTGGGGAGAGAGAAACATTATACCTCCTGAATTTGACTGGGTGTATAAATAATTTATATGGTGAATCCTCTACAGTATAGTAGATTTGGAGAATTTTATGGCCGAAAGTAACAGAGATGGCCTCTTTAGAAGGCTGACAAAACTTTTTAGAAGTGGGCCTGTTGTAAAGCGTAGAATAAGAGCTGCTAGTACAGACGGACAGTCTTCTGCATTTGACATATTTGGAAAGACGCAAAGTCATGTCTATAGCACAGCAATGAGTGCTTACGGCACTTATGATAGAATGGCAAGATATTCTGATTTTAGTGAAATGGAATATACTCCAGAGATAGCAAGCGCACTTGATATCTACGCAGAGGAATCTGCAGCAACAGATGAAAATGGCCATGTTCTTCACATCCATTCTGAAAATCCAAAAATTAAACAATATCTTGAAGATTTATTTTTTGACACAATTAATGTTGAATTTAACTTAACGTCATGGGTTAGAAACTTATGCAAGTACGGAGACTTTTTTCTCTTCAATGATTTAAGTCCGGATCACGGAATTATCAATGTATTTCCGATTCCAGTAAATGAGATTGAGAGAGAAGAAGGTTTCGACCCAAAAGATCCAATGGCAGTAAGATATAGATGGGTTACTCAGGGAAATCAAGTTCTTGAAAATTGGCAAATTACACACTTCCGCTTACTTGGAAATGACGCATTCCTACCGTACGGATCTTCCGTCCTAGAATCAGCTAGAAGAATTTGGAGACAGCTTATTCTAGTTGAAGATGCAATGCTTGTGTATAGGGTTGTAAGATCTCCAGAGAGAAGAGTCTTTAAGATTGATGTCGGCAATGTACCGCCGGAGGATATTCCCGGGTACATGGAGCAGGTTCAGTCAACACTTAAGAGAAGCCAAGTTGTTGACAAAAGTACAGGAAGGGTAGATCTAAGATACAATCCACTCTCAGTCGATGAAGACTATTACCTCCCAGTGCGAGGATCTGAATCAGGAACTACAATAGACACACTCGCAGGAGGTCAAAATGCTACTGCAATTGAGGATGTTCAATATATTCAGAAGAAACTATTTGCAGCACTAAAGATCCCCAAGGCATACCTTGGATATGATGAAGGTCTTGGCGCAAAAGCCACACTTGCTCAAGAGGATATAAGGTTTTCTAGAGCAATTAACAAGATTCAAAGAACAATAATTTCAGAACTTAATAAAATAGCAATTATACATCTGTACACGTACGGATTTGAAGGAGAAGATCTACTTGACTTCAACTTAAATTTATCTAACCCCTCTACAGTTGCCCAGCAGCAAAAGTTAGAATTATTTAGATCAAGATTTGAAATAGCAGGTCAGGCACCAGAGGGAATGGTCGATAGAGACTTTCTAAGGAAGACAATTTTAGGCCTAACTGATCAACAAATTGAACAAATTGAACAAGGAAAGTTTAGAGATAAGCTTATGGATCTTAAACTAGAAGAGGCAAAACTTCCAACTCCAGGAGATGATGCAGGCGGTGGCGATGCTGGTGGTGATGATGATGATGGCCCAGCTGAAGAAATGGCAGGCGATGATATGAACACAAGAAGTTTACCTGTTCTTACTGGAAATACTTCAAATTATCAAACATCTGTGAGTGAGTCTGACGATGAAGAAGATAACATTGTAACATTTAAGCTCAATGATGAATCTGCTCCAATTCGTGCACAAGATAGAATTAAAAAATACTTTTCTTTAATATCTGAAGATGATAGTAAAGATGACGATGATGGTGAAGAAGACTATGAGTATTCACAGATTGAAAAAGAAGAGAGAAATAGGAAAAGAAGAGTTAAAAATGCTGCAACAGTAGCAGGTGATAGGGGACTATTTCCAAATTTAAGCGACATGGCGTCTATAGATACAAAAAGAGGTTCAAATACAGGGGACCCATATGGAATACAGAGCCTAAACAGAGATATCAATAATCTTTCTAATCCGCTTGCAGAAAATGATGAAGAATACGAGATCGACGATGTTGCATTTTTTGAAAGTTTCTTCCAAAAGAAAGTTTCCCAACAGGCAAAGATGACATCAGATGTGAGATCTACGTTGAAATCGCTTGGGAATAGAATAAATATTGGTAGAAGCCAAGTTCTTGTTGAATCACAGAGCGAAGATGAAGAGATAAATTGAAAATGAAAAACTCTCACAATAAAAAGAGAAATGTCGGACTAATTTATGAATTACTTCTCAGACATGTCTCTAGCAAGCTCATAGAGGAGAAAAATCAAGAGGCACAAGCGTGTCTTAATATTATAGATAGATACTTTAATGAGAATACAGAGCTCTATAGAGAATTTAGGCTATTTAACGCTCTTGCAAAGACTACGGTAAGCTCAACACCAGTCGCAGCTGCAATATTAACAGAGGCGAAGGCAGCTGCTAGAAGATGTGATACTTCATCATTAAATAATGAAAAGTCACAGCTAATTAAGGAGATAAATCACACCATTAGTGATAAAGGCTTCTATCATAGAAGAATTCCAGAATATACAGCATACGCAACAATTCAAACTTTATTAAATGAGTGGAGGAAGGGCGATTCGTCTAACCTTTCTAAGATGATTGAATATGAGTCAAAAATAGTTGAGTGGCTTATTAGCGAAAAAGTAGATAATTCAAAAAGTGAAGAAAGCTATCAAAACGTTGACGCTCTAGTTGTTAAAATATTAACTGAAAAATTTAATAAGAAATATAGAGATAGACTCAATGAAGAGCAAAAGGATATTATTAGATCTTATGTTTTTTCAATGAGTACAGACAATGGTGAGTCTGCAAGAAAAAAGCTTGGCCTAATAAAAGAACAAACACTTGCTCAAGTTAACTATCTTAAGTCAACTTCTGATAGCAGTGTAATCTTAGAGAAAATAGCAGATGTCAAAAAATCTATACAGGATATTAATCTAGATAGTCTAGATGATTCAATTATTTCCAAATTTCTTTTGATGTCTAAGCTTAAGAACGAAATAATGGAGAAATAATGGAAGATAAGTTAAAATTACTTACTGAATGGCTCCCGCTTGCTTATGATGCAGAGACAATTAAGGAGGATATGAGGAGAAATGGTGGAAAGATACTTCTAAAGGGAGTTCTTCAAAAAGCTGACACACTGAACCAGAATGGTAGAATCTACCCGCTTTCAATCTTAGATAGAGAGGTAAGAAACTATCAAAAGTTTATTAGAGAAAGTAGGGCTCTTGGAGAATGTGACCACCCAGACAGCTCAGTAGTAGAGCTTAAGAATGCATCTCATATTGTTAGAGAGGCACACATGGACGGAGGTGTATGCTATGGAACAGTTGAGCTATTGGATACACCTAGCGGAAAAATTCTACAAAGTCTCGTTCAGTCTGGTGTAACTCTCGGAATATCGTCAAGAGGTGTAGGGACTACACAAAGCCAAGGAGAAGCACAAGTTGTTCAGGATGATTTTCAACTAATATGTTTTGACATGGTTTCAGAGCCCTCGACTCCTGGAGCATTTATGATGAATGAAGGTAAAGAGATTAGCAGAGGCGACCTTGATAGAGTTTTTACTAAAAGCGACAGGGTTGATAGAATATTTAATGAAATACTTTCATGGGAAGGTGAATAATGGCTCAACATTGGCCAAAGGGTGCAGGACCTAACTTTGTCCCTGCTTATCAAGTTTCAGGAGTTCCTTTTGTAACTTCATCTCTTGGAACAGACTTAACAACATCACCTGTTCAAATAGATTTTCCATATGCAACGAGATTTTTTATTGTTAACAATATTGGAACTGTCCCAATAAGAATTGGGTTTACTGAAAATGGTGTAAATGCCAAGGGACAGGGTGAAGTTAGTAATTATTTTCTCTTAGCAGCATCAGGCTCTACAGGACGTCTTGAAATTAGATGTAAGTCGCTGTTTATAAGAACACACACCACAACCGGGGGATACACGCTTCTGGCAGGTCTATCTGGTGTCGATGCAGGAGATTTTCCCGTTCTAACGGGAACAGTGTCGGGAAGCACGAATGGTGTTCAAATTCCTAACTTCAAGGGAGTTGGATAATGGCAAAGCTTTCAAGAAGTGCTCTTAAAGAAATTGTAAAAGAGTGTCTTGTTGAGATCTTGAGTGAGGGAATACATGCCAGCTCTCAAGCAAAAGCTCTATCAGGAATGACCTCTACAAGACCCATACAGAGATCTCAAGCAAGCAGACAGCCTAGAAGATCATCACTTGATACAATTTCATATGGAAGCAATAGTAAAAAAGTTGTCAATGAAAACTTTAACAAAAATGTAAATAATGCAGTTGAAAATCTAACAAGAGACCCGGTTCTATCGTCTATATTTAAGGATACTGCAATGACAACACTGCAAGAGCAGACAAATGCATCAGTAAGTGATACCAGCCCTGTATCGCATCATGCAGCAGTCATGACCCAGGGAGACACAGCAGCTAGAGCTACAGCACAGTCAGACCCTATGGAAATGTTTGGAGGAGCAGCTCAGAATTGGGAGTCTCTTGCTTTTTCATCTTCAAGGTCTAAGTAGATTGATTGTTTTAAAGTCAACATAATATGTATGATTGTAATCTAGTCAAATTTTAGGAGAGTGAAAATGGCCAAGGTTAGAAAACTTACATCTAATAGACTTAAGCAGCTAGTAATGGAAGAAAAGCAAAAGCTTGACTCCAAGGCTAGAGAGGTTAAAGCCAAGGATATGGCTGGAACACTAGCAAATAAGGTTGATTACCTAAAGGCACTTAAGATTCATGAGTCAAAACTTGCAAAAAAGCTTAAGCGAGTCATGAAGGAAAAGGCAAGAGTTAAGAGCCAGATCATGAAGGAGCTCTAAATGCCAACTCACAAGCAAGCCACAGTAGTTGCTCAAGGCCCAGTAGGCGAGGGCGGCATGGGAAATAGAAGTGATAAAAATCTTAAAGCTTTATTTTCTACATCACCTCTCTATACAGACTATAATGAGGAATCTGTTTTAAACATCGGTGTATCCGCACTTAATGGAAATGGAGGGGCAGGAGATGACCTCACAGGCAACTCAAATGGAGTTGTTAACGATGGTGGCTACATGTTTGGAACACTTGATCTAAACTACACAGATGCACCTTCTCTAGGAGATGTAAAGACTGGTGGTGGAGGTCTTCCAGCATCTCCATATATTCCAAATCCAACATCACCCGGTCCAGGAAGTGTATTTCCAAATGACCAGGATGAATTCACAGGTGACCTACCTTCAGCTGGAGTTGAATTTGGATCTGGCCTCGGGGGAACTGTAAGCCCAGTTGCTACATCTGCAGGAATATCAACACAGACAATTGGGTCATATATCTCTGGAAGATCTTATGAGGGCTCTGACGGCAAGGTGTAACTTGAAACATCTTAGCCAACGTAGTAAGAGTTATTATAAATTAAAAAGAATAGAAGAGTCAATAAAGGGACCGCCTGCTACTTCATACACACCCTATGACGATAGAAAGGGTGCGGGATATGGCACAACAGATCCACAATTCGATATTCAGTATAAAAAAGGGTCTGTGTATCCCTATGTTGAGCCACCATCTACTGATATAGATAAGAATAATGTCGAGGATGAGGTTTTTTCAGGTGATCCCGTTCTAATGGACAAGTTTGTAAGAATGATAAATAAAAACTTTGTGAGAACCGATCCTTCCAGAAGGGCGGATCGTGCGTCATTTGTGTCAAATCAAAGAGTTAGAATACCTGAGTCCAGTATTGGTATTAGAAAGGGTGATAGTTTACATGGAACTATTTCACCAATTCCAAAGAAATCTTTATATGGAAGCTTTGATGGTCCAGCAATTGGGGGATCTTCATCTAATTTTGCATTTAACCCTGGACCCCTTAAGCGGACTGGGACACAGTACGGAACATCTCATGCTCCGCTTCACCTTGGAACACATGAAGATGATCCTAGTGACGATATACACGCGTACACTCTAGAAGATATTTTATATCCTGATATTAAGGCTGTAGCAAAGGCCAGAATATCTACAAATAAGCAAAAAAATAAATCAAATGATGATTTATGAATAAATCGTATTGTAGTTTATGATAGTGAATAATATTTAAATTAGTAAACGGAGCAAATAATGTCCAAGTCTCTTTATGATGAAGCAATTGCAGACGCAAGGCAACTTAGAGAAGTCGCTGAAAAAAATGCAAAACAGGCAGTTGTTGAGGCTGTAACACCAAAGATTAGAAAGTTTATAGAAGAGCAGCTAATATCTGGTGAATCTGAAAAAATCTCTAACAATAGAGAAGATTCAATAGTTGAAAAAATATCACAGGATAGATCTGAAGATATAGTGCTTGATGAGTCTGCACTTAAGACACTTTCAGAACTAATTGACCCATCTGGAAAGATTTCATCAGAAAAAAATATGGATGTTTTAAATGTATTTAATGAATCTGCAGCTCTTTTAGGAAAAAGTAAGCGGCAGAAACTTTTACAAATAGTTGAAAAGCTAAGAGATGATTCTGGAACTTTATCCCCTGAGGGAATAGTTATAGAGCAGGAATTGAACAATATCAGTATTAAGGAGAATTCTGAAATGTCAAGACGACGTGAAACACTTTACGAGGTCGATCTTAATGATATCGTTAGCAGCCTTCACGAAGCTGCTGGTGAAAAGGAAGATCTTGAAGAAAAGATGATTAGAGAGATGCTCTCTGAAATGGATGATGAGGATCTTTATGAGTACGATCTTTTTGAACAAGATGAAGAAGATGCTCCTGAAGATGATGCTGGTGCTGATGAAGTCCCACCTGCAGATGATATGGACTTAGGAGATCTAGGAGAGCTCCCACCTGTTGATGACGGAGGCGGAGAAGGAGATCTTCCAGAGCCAGTTGATGCAGCCATGGATGACCTAGAACAGGCAATTCTAGATGCGCTCACCGGCGGTGGCGCTGGAGAAGCTGCCGACCTCGAAGCCGGTCTTGCTGATCTTGATCTCGGTGCAGAAGCTCCCCCAGAGGGAGAAGAAGAGCCCGAGGATCTAGCTGAGACCGTTGATGTAGATCTTAACATGCTTAAATCAGAAATTAGAAGAATGAAAACATCTCTCTCTGAGAGTAAGAAACCAAATGCTAGTACTAGTGGAACAGAAAATGGTTCATCAAGTACTGTAAAGCAAGAAAATCAAAAGTTGCGCAGAGCCATCTTAAATCAGGGCCGTAATAATCGTGCCATGGGTTCTAAGCTCGATGAATACAGAAGTGCAGTTCAATCACTTCGTGAGCAATTAACGGAAATGAATCTATTCAATGCGAAGCTTCTCTATGTAAATAAGATGCTTCAGAATAAGGACGTTTCTTCCTCGCAGCGTCGATCCATAATTGAGGCTCTTGACAGTGCCAATAGCCTTAGAGAGGTAAAGCTTCTTTATAAGAGTCTTACCGAATCTATTGGAAATAAAAAGAGTGGAAGGACGCTGAACGAGTCAGCGGTTCGAAGAAATCTTGGTTCCGCATCGCGAGCCACGAAGCAGGCTTCATCTACAAATAATTCAGTAGCCGAAGTTAGCAGGTGGGCAACACTCGCGGGTATTAATTAACAAATTCATCAAACTTAGGAGTAAATTAAGATGAGTAAAACCTTTACGTTAAATCAGTTAACAGAGGGAATTCGCCAAAGACATCTCGGTGCTCAGAACAAGAGACTTGTTGAGAAGTGGTCACGTACCGGACTTCTCAGAGGTCTTGACGGTCAGCATCGCGAGAACATGGCAAGCCTTCTGGAAAATCAGGCTGCACAGCTTCTTAGAGAAGCCAACTCAGTCGGAACGGGTGCCGGTGCCGGTACAGCTTCTGGAGATCTTCAGGGCTTCACCAATATCGCATTCCCAATCGTTCGTCGAGTTTTCGGTGGACTTGTAGCCAATGAGCTAGTTTCAATTCAGCCAATGAGCCTTCCATCAGGACTGCTTTTCTATCTGGATTACACCTACGGTTCACGTCGTGGTGGTGATACTAACAACGCATCTGGCGCTGCAGGAACTGTTGATGCTCAGACATATGCTGTTGGTCAATCAATCTATAACTCACCTGCAGGAAAGGGTATCCGCTCAGGATCACTCGGTCGCGGAGGTCAGTATGATCTTGTTGGATCAGGATATTCCAAGGTCCACACATCATCATCCACTTTGACAACTGCTGCATCTGGTGCATATGGTAATTCAGCATCGGTCGTTACACAGGATACACTTTGTGTTGCAACAGGTACAGACGGTAAGCTACTACAGTTTGACCCACAGATCACAAAGCTAATTGAAGAAGATCCCGGCCAGTGCGGCACAGGAAGATTCTCATTCATTCTATGGAATCTGAGTTCATTCCCAGCCAGCGTTGACCTTACACAGGCAAAAGAAGTTGGACTATTCAGTGGTCAGACTGTTTCAGATGCTGATGCAACTACATTCAACTATAAGAACCTACCAGATTCAATTCAGGGCGGAAGCAATATCAAGAATATTAGACGTCTAAATCAGATCGGTACATACGATACAGCAACAGGTATCTTCTCATCTGATCCTTTCGCTAATAGAAATACATCGAATGGTGTTCTACTAACAGTTGTTTCAGGTGTTAATGCCACACAGCATGCAACCGGTCACCACATTACAGCGTCATTTGTTATATCACCTACGCTTCATGTTGATAGCGGAGATGGTTCTGCACTAACGATTCCTTCGTTTGAGTCGAACTTTAATACATCTTCACCATCACCGATCATCCCTGAGATCGACATCAAGATCGAGTCAATCGCTGTTACAGCGGTAACCCGTAAGCTCCGTGCTCGCTGGTCACCAGAGCTCGCTCAGGACTTGAACGCCTACCACAGCCTTGACGCTGAGGTCGAGCTTACTCAGATCCTATCAGAGCAAGTTGCACTTGAGATCGATAGAGAGATCCTAAATGATCTACTCGTTGAAGCACAGGGTGCTAACTTCTACTGGTCACGTATGCCTGGTAAGTTTGTTAACAAGAGATCAGGTGCAGAGCAAGATAAGGCTTCAAGCCTCTCGTCCGGACCCCAGTTTACTGGTACAGTTCGTGAGTGGTACGAGACATTGACTGAGACAATCATCGATGTTGCTAATGAGATCCACAGAAAGACACTTCGTGGTTCAGCTAACTTCATCGTAACCTCACCAGATGTTGCTACAATCTTCGAAGCATCAGTGCTCTATAAGCCAGCACTTAAGCTCGACGGCGACGGACAGGTCGGTGCTCCATTCTCACTGGGTGCTGCACAGATCGGTTCTCTAAGTAACCGCTTCACAGTCTACAAGGATCCATACTTCCCACGGAACAAGGTCCTCGTTGGTTACAAGGGCGGAAGCTACCTTGAGACAGGATACGTATACGCACCTTACGTACCGCTGATCGTCACTCCTACTATCTTCCAGCCGGAAGACTTCACACCCCGTAAGGGCGTGATGACCCGATACGGCAAGAAGATGGTTCGTGCTGACTTCTACGGTACAGTAACATGTATGGATATGGACGTTATCTAAGATAACACCATAGTTAAAGCTGAGGCGGCTCTTTGGAGCCGCCTCTTTTTTTATCTGTTAACTGATTGATATAAATTGATACTATTTAGAATGATTATCTCACACAAGAATAAGTTTATATTCTTTAAGCCAATGAAGGTTGCAGGGTCTAGTGTTGAAGCTGCATTAAGTAGACACTGTAGCGATGATGATATTTTAACGGGTACAAACCACATAGATGAGATTTCATCAAGTGATTATGAATATCCAACTAGAAATAATATAGTGAGACATACACACAAGGGTGATGTTGCAATAGAGATAATGAAAAAAAGTGGAAATATTCACAAAGTCACGCCTGAAATGATTAAATCAGGATTGAGAGTAGAGATCTTAGAGCCAAAATTTCACATGCATGCGCTACCTGAGCAGGTTTTAGATCTAATGTCTATTGGAAGTGAATATAAAAAAGTAACCATAGTGAGAAATCCTTGGGATATGATTGTCTCATTTTTCTGGTGGTCTTTTTATCCTTCACAAAGCGGATACATTGATTCCAATGGCGTCGCACACAAAGGTGATGGTGATCTAGGTTTTACTCCTTCAAGTCATCCAGAAGCAGCACCAACACTGCTAGATAGTGCAGAAACACTACGCCAGAAGCTCGAGATATTTTGCCAGCTACGCGGAGACTTTAGAGGGCCATTTGGACTTGAAAAGAATAGGAATGTTCTTGACTGGTTTGTAGATATAAATAAAAAATACTATCAAGAAGATTATGACTATATTCTTAGATACGAGAATCTTCAACCAGACTATGATAAGTTTTGCAAAGATATCAACATACCTACTTCAACACTCCCTAGGTTAAAAAGCAGTCAGAGAAAGATAAAAATGCCATACCAGAATTATTTTAACGAGTGGACCATTTCTCATATAGCTGATAAGCTTTCAATGTGGGAAGAAAAGTTTGGATATATTTTTGATTAATTGGCCATGGTTCAATACTTAGCATTAAGCCCGATGCATGGTATAAGGCGGAACCTACACGCTAGCATCGGAAGCATGTAGGGCAAACACTAACCTAAAAAAGGAGAAATTATGCCAAGTATTAAAATTGATGGAGGTAGAGGTCTAGTCCAGGAGGCTGGTAGCACAATGCCTCTCACGCTAGATGACAGCAACTCAGTTGTCAAAATTGCAGTCGTAAAGAACACAACTGCATTTGTTAGAAATTCAGACTCAATCGTCGAGTGGGCACAGCCTGCAAACTCTATGATTATGGGAATTGATCTTCTCTGCACATCTGCACCGGAATGTGGCACAGGTAATGATCTAGGGTATGAGGTCGGAACATCAAGCTCAGGTGCTCAGATCGTTGCTACTCATGCTGATGATATCGTTGATGCGGCCGATGACGACGATGCACTCGCAAAGGGCGGTCTAGTTAGACTTACAATGGTTCGTGTCACAACAGATGCCGTAAATCTCGATGCAGACGCTTCATACACAGCTTCAGCAAGAACAATTTATCTTAATACTACATGTACTAATGCTGAAGCTGTTGCAACAGCAGGAACAGTGTCTTGGATTATTAAGTATATTACCTTTGCATAGATAGATTATGTATTCTATAAAGACACCCTGCTATAGGGTGTCTTTTTTTATTCTTGTATGGGGAATAATTATCTATAGAGGTAATTCATGGCTTCTGGCTTGAGCAATCTAAAGAAAAACTTCAGGGAAGACAAGCAAAAAAAGCGCAAGAAGAAAGAAACAGTCTCTAAATTTTACGCCGACAAAGATGTGGTGGAAAATAACCTAACACTAGACAACAATAACAAACAAGAGCGAGAGAAGAGCTCACCCAAAAGGGAGACTAAGAGAGATATGACTAGTACTAATGACGATTTTGATTTTGTAGCCGACTACGATGATGCAGTAGAGGGAGAAAGTGGAACACTGCTTCCTGAAAATTCAGCACCCTCATCTCTTTCAGTAGGGTTTATAGGTGTTGGAGGCGGCGGCGGAAAGATGGCCAAGGCTTTTATCGACATAGGATTTACTCAAACTCTTGTCGTAAACACAACAGACAAGGATCAGCCAACAGGTCTAGGCGCTGATCACTTTCTTCTTATTCCAGGTGCAGACGGAGTAGGAAAGAATGTTGAGCTAGGCCGTCAAATTCTATCCAACAATAGTGCGCTGGTTGAGGATCACCTTAGATCAAAGGTCGGAAGGGTTGACTGGCTATTCGTACTCGCAGGCGGCGGCGGCGGAACCGGAAGCTCTTGCCACTCACTAGATTCAGCGCTTCAGAGATATCTTAAGTCTGTTTCAGCTTCAGGAAATGTGGTCTATGTCGTGACAGCACCGACAGCACAGGAGCTCCTAAACCCAACAATTAAGAAGAACTATGAGGCTCTTCTGTCTGATGTCTCAGGATCTTCACACGTTGTCATAGACAATGAGAGACAGCTTCAGCTTCTAAGAGGCAAGGTAGGAATGTTAGGCCTCTACCCTACAGCAAATAAAAACTTTGCCAAATTGATCGCCCAGGTGCTTAAGTTGTCATCTGAGTCATCCCCGATTCAGACATTTGATTCAAAAGATCTTGAAGCATGTCTATCAACAAGTGGAAGACTATTTCTAGGAACTACTGTTGTTAAAGATCCAAGCGATCTAAATCTAGGGTCTATGATTTATCAGAATTGCATGACAAAGTCTCCCTGTCCCTCTCCAAGCGGCAAGATAAAGACAGGAGTTCTTCTTCTCGTTGTTACTGAGGCGATGGCTTCTGATCCATCAATTAGCACACAGCTTGAGGCAGCAATCTCTTATGTCGGCGGGAGAACTGACGCTTTATTCTCAGGTGTATACGTTAGAGAGGGCCTTCCAGGCCTTGTGGCCATTTCTGCTCTGGGCGGAATTGAGTAAAAAATAAGAAATCTTTAAAAGATTTTTATTCAAATATGCTGAAGACATCCTAGCAGCGTTATTGTGCCATATTTTCATTGTTGAATCTCCAGTTTGAGTCCATACTTATGGATAGTTATTGAATCAACTGGAGTATCAATGGCGACTTTTTCAGATACAACAAATCCTACACCCTTTGGGTTCTTCGACTCTGATACTGACTTTCAGGGCGAGGCTGACAATATAGTCACATTTGTTAAGAGAAAGATGGGCGACGATATCCTGTCTGTTGAGCTGACAAAAAAGCAGATATGGGCAAACCTAGAGGAGTCTTGTCTCGAATATGGGTCAATTCTTAATCAATACCAAGCAAAGTCTCAATTGGTTCAATTCTTAGGAATGCCAACAACAGGGTCAGACGGACATATGTCAGGATCAGAAGGAAAGTACCCAAGAGAGAATCTTGAGTACCTTATAAGATTTGCTGAACCATATGCCATGGAGGCAGGTGTCGGTGGATCATATAATATGATATCGGGATCCATAGATCTTGAAAACAATAGGCAGGATTACGACATATACTCTGAACTAAAAAATGCAGATGGTGACGTGATATTTACATCAGGAACAAATGCAAGCCCACGTACAAAGCTTAAGATTAGTGAGGTATTTCATTTTGGTCCAGAGGGTGCATATAGATTTTTTGACACAACTTCTGCTATAAACTATCTTAACAATGAGTTTAGTTTTGAGTCATTTACACCTGAGACAATATTCTATGTACTTCCTGTCTTTGAAGATATTCTTAGAGCTGGACAGCTAGATCTCTCAAACAGGGTTAGAAGGTCAAATTACTCATATAAGATTATTGGAACAAATATAAGAATATTTCCAACACCAACCTCAACAAATTCAAAAAAGCTATATCTTCGCGTAATGTATTACCCAGATCCTCTTAATCCATCATATCATGATGAGACAATAGATGGGGTGTCAAATCTTTCCAATATTCCATTTGGAAATCTCAACTATAATAAGATCAACAGCATAGGAAGGCAGTGGATAAGACA